GGGTCGGTGTACTACGTGCTGAACTACCGAGACTCGACCGGCGCTGTGGTGCTGCCGCGCCCGGCCACCGGCACCGGCGGCTACGGCGATCGCCGCGACTACATCCGCCGCGTTGGTCGCCAGCGCTACAGTCTCATCGGCCTGGGTCCCATGGGGTGGAAGTTCAAGGTCAGCACCATCGCAGGCTCGCAGGTCAAGCTGAACGACGACAGCGTTGATGTCTAGACACCGGAGAGGGTGAGTTGCGCGCCAGTCCCGTCCTTAGTCCGCTCGAGGTAGACGAGCAGCTTGCGGAGGATCTGCGTGTCGTCATTCACTAAGCCGAGACAGACGTTGCACTGGTTGCATAGCCAGCCTCTGAAATGGCCCGTGCGGTGATTGTGATCAAAATGCATCCCGCGCTTGGTTGGCGGTCTGCCGCAGGCGTCACAAACGTCTGGCGTGGGGCGTCCCGCAAGAAGTTCCTTGTCCTTGCGGGCTTTCGTGGGCCTGCGTCTTTCTGCTGCCTTCGCGGCGTCGATGCCCTTGCCGGTTCGGCGTCGCTCTCGTTTATAGGCTGCGCGATCCGCTTTGTTGCGAAGTTTCTCACGCTGACGGGCTTCTTCGCGGTGGGCTTGCCGATATTTTTTCGCTGCTTCTTTTCTCTTTGCATTCCTCGCCTGATCGTACGCGCGCAGTCTCTCGCGGTTCTTCGCGCGATATTCCCGCTGGTAGACGCGCTCTGCTTCAGGGTCTTTATGTGTCATCAGCCTCATTCCTTCTGGTCAAGGGACGGGGTTAGGAGTGGCGTCGGCGCTCACAACGCCTTCGCTGCTCCGCTTATAGCGAGAGGTGCGGTGTAGTGGCAACTACGTATACAAGCAACCTGGGGTTGAACTTGCCTGAAGTGGGAGCTTCTAGAGACACTTGGGGTGCCCTCCTCAATGACAACTTTAACACACTCGACAGCTTCGTGTTCATGGCTGCTCCGATAGGGATGATCCTGGACTATGCTGGCTCGACGGCGCCCCCCGGCTACTTAATTTGCGATGGGAGGCTGGTTTCACGTATTACGTATTCCGCACTTTTTGCCGTCATTGGCACCACCTTTAATGCGGGTGATGGGTCGACAACTTTTGGGTTACCTGCCTGCAACGGGCGCTCTCTGATTGGGCCTGGCTCGTTCACCGACTCCAACGGCGCCATCTACAACTTCTCGCTCGGCTATGCAGATGGTGCGGTGTTCAATACCATTACCCAGGCCACGCTGCCGAACTATACGCTGATCACGAACAACTCGGTCGCGCACAATCATGGCGGTCAGACGCTGGCCGCCTCCCACCAGCACACCACCGACGCGCAGGGCTCTCACAACCACGGTGGCACGCAGTGGAACCAGACAGGCATGTCGGTGAGTGATCCGGGTCATCAGCACTACTACAACCAGGGCGTTATCGTCGGTGCCAGCGGGATGGCGGCGGGGGGGAACTACAACTTGACCCCGTATGGGGTGCTGACGAGCGCGAACACCACAGGCATCGGGCTGAATGACCCTGGCCACGTCCATGGCATCGCCTATGACGGCAGTCACGCCCACACCACGACCTATACCAGTATTCAGCTCGGCATCTCTGCCGATGGGGTGCATCAGCATAATGTTCCGTTGGGCGGGGGCGCCCAGCCGTTCCGCGTTCTCAATCCGATCCTCTCCGTGACCAAGATCATCTACGCCGGCTCACAAGCCGCGGCGGTTACATCGGTCAGCGCCGCCGTCATGACCATCGAGCACGAGCCGCTGGAGCGGTCGGAACTGGAGGAGCTACGTGAGGAGATCGCCCAGCTCAAGGCGCTGCTGATGCCGCCGCCTCAACGCCGCGCGCTCTCGTCGCCTGTGCGGGGGCCGCACTAGCCATGCCTCGTGTCGCCGAAGCGCCACCGCCCGGCATCAAGCGTCTTGGCACGCCGGAGGCAACGAGTGGCGCGTGGTGGGACATGAATGGGATGCGCTGGCGCGGCAACGTGCTGCAGCCGATCGGCGGTAATGTCGCGCTGCCCGCAGCCCTCGTCCCAGACCCGATCCGCGATGTGCTCACCTGGCATGACCTGTCCGGCACCCGCTGGGCAGCGATCGGCAGCGACGCCAAGCTCTACGCCTACAACTTCGACCTGCAGACCCTGACCGACATTACGCCGACCGGCGTCGGTGGATTGGCGACGCCCAGTTCCCCGGTCGGCTATGGTAAGGGCGACTACGGCATAGGCGACTACGGCACCTCGCGTGATGCGTCCGACATCGGCCCCTCCGACATCTCGGGCACCATGGGTGACACCTGGTCGATGGACACGTTCGGCCAGCAGTTGCTGTTTGTGCCGACCCAGGACGGCCACTTGTACATGTGGGACCCATCCACGCCCGCAACGCCGGCGCTGCTGATTGCCGAGGCGCCGACCCAGAACATGGGCGTGATCGTCACCGACCAGCGCCAGGTGGTGCTGCTGGGTGCCGGTGCGGACCTGCGCAACATCGCCTGGAGCGACCAGGAGAACTACCACGTCTGGGCGCCGGATGTGACCAACCTCGCCGGCAGCAAGCGGCTGGTGACCCAGGCGCGGGTGCAGTCGGCGCTGAAGGTGTCGCAGGGCATCCTCATCTACACCTCAAACGACCTGCACCTGATGCAGTATGTGGGCGCTCCATTCGCATACGGGATAACTCAAATAGCCGCCGGCTGTGGCCCCCTATCCCTCCGGGCGCCCGCTAGCATAGGTTCAATGGCGGTGTGGCCTTCGCTACAAAACTTCTGGATTTTCAATGGAAACGTTCAGCCACTGTCTTGTGACATTAAGGACTGGTTTTTCAGCATCCTCAATCAGGGTGGCCACGGGAAACTGTTTGGCAGTGTGAATCCCACTTTTGCTGAATTGTGGTTCGACTTCCCTGATGAAGGCTCGACCGAGTGCAACCGGTACCTCATTTATAACTATGGATCTCAGCCGCCCATTTGGCTGATTGGAGGGCGTTCACGGACTGCAGCGGATAGGCTTGGCGTATTGGATCACCCAATTATTGCTGGTCCGAACGGTACTCAGGCAAGCCTTTACTTTCACGAATATGGTTGGTCCGACAATGGGGCGCCTCGTGCCGCTACGGGCAGTATATATGTTGAGACCGGCGCCATCGTGCTGAGTGAGGGCCAGACCAGATTTCACTGCAAGCAAGTCATCTTCGATGCCGCAGTATCGGACCCGAACAACTTGCCGTTCGGGTTCCAGTTCGCCGTCCGCGAGCAAGCGACCAGCCCGGTCGAGCAGGTTACCGGGCTATATACGGTATCGCACGATGGGCTGGTTGATATTCGCTTCAGCGGTCGCAGCGTGAGGATGCGGATTGAGGCAACGCAGGATGTGCCATTTGCGCTTGGCAGGACGCGGCTAGACATACGCAAGGGCGGGGTCCGGTAGGATGGCCAGACCTCCCGCCCCCATTATAGCCCCTGTATCGGGTGCGCCAGAGCAGCGGCTCCAGGCCATTGCGGACGCAATCACCCGGAATACGGTGGCGCTCAGCACGGTGCACAACGGCGTGCAGGACGGCTCCAGCGCGGCACCGGGAGAGATCGGGCAATTCGCTTCTGCCGCCATCACAACGCCGGTCTCAGTGACATCTGGCGTCGCCACCGACCTCGCGTCCTGGCAGTTGCCGCCGGGGGATTGGGATTGCTTCGGCGAGGCATATTTCCAGGGCTCGAGCAGCTCGGGGTCGGACGATCTGCGGGTGTGGTTGAATACCGTGGCGACCACGCAGCCTTCTGGGGATCAAGGTGGGCTGGGGATTATCTCGACGTCGAGCGGAGGCTTGATCAACAACGTCACGACCTCGCCGCTGCGGGTGAATATCAGCCAGCCGACGACGGTCTATCTCGGCGTCAATGCCACGTACGGGTCCGGCACGATGCAGGTTAAGGGCTTTGCCCGGGCGAGGCGGATGCGATGAGCGGCACGTTACCTGAGCCAGCACGAGACGCGCGAGCGCAGGTGGCAGCCGTTGCGGACCCGCGCAACCCGAAGCACACCGCCTTCCTGGCTGCGGGCACGAAGATGCCGGCCATGATGCCGTCCCACCTGCACACGGTGCATCGCCCGGAGGGGACTCTAGTTACATCAGTCCCGGCGCACGCCCATGCGTTCGCCACCGCGCCACGCATTACCAACGGCCTGATGCAGCAGATGATGGGATACCCGGAGCACAAGTCAGAAGCGGTGCGCAGCGGGGCGCCGCAGGTGGTGCAGGGCGTCAACAAGCGGGGCGACGTGATGCACGAGATGATGGCTTCGCCGGCTGGTGTGCCGGCAGCCGCGCGGCAGGCAACGGATATTGCCGGTCCAATGGGAGGCAAGGCGCGCGTGGTGTCGGTGGCGAGCGCGCTGCAGCGGCGGATGCGGGGTCTCCTGGGGTGACCGACGCGGAGAAACGCGCGCGCTTCGAGCGTGCTTTGCACCACGGCGGCAACGGCTACAGCGTCGAGGACGTGGTGCGGATGGTGCGTGACAACCGCGCGCAGTACTGGAGCCATGGTGATGGCACGGTCATCACCAAGATCCACAAGACCGTCCACTATTGGCTCGTAACCGGCGTGCTGGCGGACTGTCTACCGCTGGATGACGAGATCAGCGAATGGGCGCGCGGCGAGGGCTGCACGCTGGCCACCGCCGCCGGGCGCAAGGGTTGGCTGCGGACGCGTCTGCCCTCCGGGTGGCACCTGCAACCATATGCCTTCATCAAGGATCTGAGTGATGGGGTCCAGTAGCGCCAAGACCAGTTCGAGCAGCTACAGCAACCAAAGCGGCGATGTGCAGTTGCCGTCGT